ACAATGCTATCTGCGATTATAATGTTCCTGACCCAGCACGTCTAGGACGAGAAATGTTTAATGCGTATGATATCTATTGCGGTCTACGCAATAAGAAAGAATATCATGCCATGAAAAACACAGGCGTATTTGATTATACTATTTGGGTAGATCGCAGTGATCATTTACCACCTGAATCAAAAGATAGTATGAGTCTCAAACAATGGATGGCTGATTTTACTATTGACAACAACGGCACATTAGAAGATTTAAAATTTAATTTAGATAGACTAATGTGTTATTTAGAAGTCAGGTCGTAAATCGCCCTGCTTCCATTTAGCTCCTTCTTTTTGTAATATACGCTGACAGTTGGCGCAAATAGTTTTTAAATTGCTAGGACGACAATTATTTAAATCGCCGTCAATGTGAAATACATTAAACTGTTCGTGATGCTTACTTGAAAAATTACATTTTTCACAAGTGTCTTTTTTCTTATATCCTGCTTGCTTCCATTTAGGAACGCCGTGCCCTGGTCCGTTGCGCAAACATCTCTCGCACAGTTTACGATAATAGACTTTATTGTCTTTTTTGTAATTTATAGCTGCCGGACTTTGTCCACAAGTGCATAATGGTCTCATATTGTATTTACCTCACCTTTTTGGTACCTTTTTCCAGTAGTTATATAGGGTATTTTCTCTAGGATCTAATAAATACACTTAGCATACATCCAACAGGAGAAATATAATGGCATTAGTATCACCAGGCGTAGAAGTCAATGTAATTGACGAAAGTTTCTACACTCCGGCCGCAGCCGGAACTGTACCAATGATTTTTGTTGCTTCTGCTAGTAATAAAACTAGTAGCAGCGGCGCAGGAATTGCAGCAGGTACACTGCAAACAAATGCAGGTAAAGCATATTTAATTACTAGTCAAAGAGAACTAGGCGAAACATTTGGCGATCCTTTGTTTTATTCAGATAGCATCGGAAACATGGTACACGGCGGTGAAATTAACGAATATGGACTACAAACTGCATATTCGTTACTAGGTGTTACAAATCGTGCATATGTTGTAAGAGCAGATTTAGACCTAGGTAAGTTAGCGCCAAGCGCAACTGCACCAGGCGGCGAACCAGCTGACGGTGCAAATTGGTTTGACACAGCAGTAACAGCATTTGGATTACTTGAGTGGAACGCAGCAGCAGTAACTACTACAAACGGTCAAAGCTTTTCATCAGTTACACCTATTGTTATTACTGAAACATCAGATCTAAGCAATAGCGCACCAAAAGCATCAATCGGTGCAATTGGTACATATGCAGTTGATGCAACTACTACAACTGCACAAGTTTGGTATAAAACAGCAGGAACTAACACCAATGCAGGCGATCCGGGCGATTGGGTTGCAGTTGGAAGCGGCGAATGGAGTTCAAGTTTCTCGACAATTCGTGCAGCAAACACTGCAACATTAATCGAAGGCGAAACAATTGTTATTAACGGAACAACTGTAGCTGTTACAGCAGACCTGGCAGTTTCAGACTTTGCAGATGTAATTAATCTTAGCAATTGCGGCGGAAGTGAAGAAATTAGAGCATCGGCAGTAAACGGTATTCTTGAAATTTATTCAACTGGTGTTGCCGTTGTAATTGCAAATGGCACAGGCACTGTATTATCTCTATTAGGTATTACAGCCGGTACATATTCTGCACCTAGACTAGAAATTAAACCGCACACAAACGTTCCGTTGTTTAAACTATCAGATACTGCTCCTGCACCTTCAGGTTCATTATGGATAAAAACAACTACACCAAACGGTGGTGCAAGTTTCCGCGTTAAACAATACAACGGTGACACAGCACTTTGGGACACAGTAAGTGCACCGATGTTTACTTCAGCTGAAAGCGCAATACTTGATCTTGATCGTGCAGGCGGCGGACTAAATTTAACAATTGGCCAAACTTATGTAAAAGCAAACGTTGAAGAAACATCTAGCGCATTAGCAAGCTATAAAATTTACTCTCGTGTAGCACAAAGCGCAACAAGTATTGCTAGTGCTAAAATTGTTAATCAACTATCTGGAACATATACATTTAGTATAGAAGAAAGTGTTGTAGGATCTGCTGCACGAACAGTTAAGTCGATTACTACTCCAACTACTAGTGGCACAAGCGCAGCAGATACAGTTGCAGGTGCTATTAACGGTGCAGCGTTCACTAACATTGTTGCATTAGTTGATTCAAATAACAGAATTATTATTCAGCACAAATTAGGCGGCGAAATTCGTATTACTGAAGGTGCAGACACTTTTATGACTGATGCAGGATTTGTAGGGTTTGATCCAGATGCAAACGGTGGCTTAGGCAACGCAGCACTTGCTACAGCAAATCTTTATATTAATCCAACAGGCGACGTAACAAACGATTATGTTGCTTCGAACTGGAAACCGCTAGCTTATACTGCAAGCAGCACTGAACCACTAAGCTTAACTGCTGATGGTGAAATTTGGTATAACTCGATTGTTGACGAAGTTGATATTATGATTAACGATGGCGGCGGCTATTGGGTAGGTTATCAAAACTACTCAGCAGCTTATCTAGATTGCGATCCAGCAGGGCCTATTGTTACTGCTACAGAACCAACTGAACAATCAGACGGGTCTATATTAGTTGACGGCGATATTTGGATTTCAACAGCTGACATTGAAAATTATCCAGCTATTCACCGATGGAATAATACACTTGAGTCGTGGGTACTACTTGATAAAGCAGACCAAACTACAGAAAATGGTATTTTGTTTGCAGATGCTCGTTGGAGTGATGCAGGCAGTAATAGTGCACCGGCAACTATTTCAGACTTACTAGTAAGTAATTATTTAGATCCAGATGCACCAGATCCTACACTATATCCAAAAGGCATGCTGATGTGGAATCTGCGTAGAAGCGGATTTAACGTTAAGCGTTTTGAGCGCAACTACATTGATACAGCCGGCTTAAACGGACGTTATACAGTAGATCCAAATAATACAAATGTGTTTAGTCAAGCAGGTAATGCAGTTGATCAGTCAATGGACGGATATTACGCAAACCGTTGGGTTACTGCTTCTGGCAATAACGAAGATGGATCAGGTACTTTTGGACGTCACGCACAGCGTAAGACTGTTGTGCAAGCACTTCAAGCAATGGTCAATAGTAACCAAGAAATACGTGACGAAGAATCGCGTCAATTTAACTTAATGGCTTGCCCGGGCTATCCAGAACTAATCGGTGAAATGATTAGCTTAAACTACGATCGTCGTCTAACAGCATTTGTTGTTGGTGATTCACCAGCAAGATTAACACCTGATGCTACATCATTAAATGAGTGGGGTCAGAACGTTAGACTAGCAGTTGAAGATAACGACGACGGTTTAGTAAGTAGAGATGAATACTTTGGTATTTACTATCCATGGGGCTTTACAAGTGACAACGCAGGTAATAATGTTGTTGTTCCGCCGAGCCACATGGCACTGCGCACTATTGTACTAAACGACCAAGTTGCATTCCCCTGGTTTGCGCCTGCAGGAACAAGACGCGGTGGTGTAACTAATGCTACAGCAACTGGTTATATTAGTGCAGAAGGCGAGTTTGTTTCAGTAGCACTAAACACTGGACAGCGCGATACATTGTACTCAAACGCAATTAACCCAATCACATTTATTAGTGGTGCAGGATTAGTTGTATTTGGTCAAAAGACTCGTGCAAGAAATGCAAGTGCATTGGATCGTATTAACGTAGCACGTCTAGTTGTTTACTTACGTGGACAGTTAGAACTACTAGCAAGACCATACTTGTTTGAACCAAACGACAAGATCACACGTGATCAAGTTAAAGCAGCAGCAGATTCACTCTTACTAGAGCTTGTTGGACTAAGAGCACTATACGACTTCCTAGTTGTATGTGACGAGTCAAACAATACCCCAAGTAGAATTGACCGCAACGAGCTATACTTAGATATCGCTATTGAACCAGTTAAAGCAATTGAATTTATTTACATTCCGTTGCGTATTAAAAACACAGGTGAAATTGCAGCACTAAGTTAATATGCGTATATAATGAACTGGGAAAAATCCCAGTTCATTAAAGCATAAATATTGTATAGGAGAATAGAATGCCAATCACAACATTACAAAACATTTCGATACCTACCGAAGGTGCTGGATCAAACTCATCATTATTGATGCCAAAACTACAGTATCGCTTTAGAGTATTTTTAGACAGCTTCGGCACTACTGGAGGGCCAGACGGTGTTAGAGAAATTTCAAGACAAGTAGTAGACGTAACTCGTCCAAACGTAAGTTTTGAGCAAATGACTATAGACACTTACAATTCAAGAACATATCTTGCTGGTAAGCATACATGGGAACCAATTACACTTACATTGCGTGAAGATGCAAACAACAATGTACAAAAAATTGTCGGTCAGCAACTACAACGCCAGTTTGACTTTTTTGAACAAGCAAGTGCAGTATCAAGCGGTTCTTATAAATTCCAAACTAGAATCGAAATTCTAGACGGTGGTAACGGTGCAACTGGTGTAAACGTAATTGATCGTTTCCACTTAGTAGGCTGCTACATTGAATCGGCGAACTACAACACACTAGCATACGCTACTAATGAAGCAGTAACTACTTCACTAACTATTCGCTATGATAACGCTATCCAATTTGGTGCAGACGAAGAGTTTGTAGGTATTGGTGCACCTGTATTAAGAGCTACACAAGCTGCTACAGGCGGTACTGTAGTAACCAATTAATAGCAGTTAGATTGGTATATTGCTATTCAGAGCGAGGGCTGTTAATTCAGTTCTCGCTTTTTTATATGCGCAGTTAATTTATAAGGATAAATATTTGTATGTCGATAAAAGATCCATATTTACAAAATGTTAATTTAGACTTGCACTTGCGAGATGCACGTCATGCTCATAGGTTGTTCACTGAGCATAATTTTGCAATGGCTCCTAAGACTAAGTTCTTATATCATGTATTGTTTACACCGTCAACTGAAATTGGTAATAGTGCAAACAGCAATACATTTAAATTTCAAAAAGAATTAGGCGTATTAGTTAAAAGTGCAGATTTGCCTAATTTTAGAATTAGTGTAGAAAATAAACAACAATACAATCGTAAAAAAAATGTACAAACACGCATAGACTATAGTGATATTAATATTACTTTTCACGATGATAATACTGGTATTGCACGAGGAATGTTAGAAGAATATTATCGTTATTATTTTAATGATGGCAACCAACAAGCATTTAAAGGTGCGTACGAAGCACGTGACAAATATAAAATAGGCGCATTGCCTGTGTATGGTATGAATACAGGCGTTTACGGTCCATTCTTTCAAAGTATCACCTTATATCAGTTAGCAAGAAGAAAATGGTATGCATATACATTAGTCAATCCACTAATATCAGCATGGAATCACGGCGGCGTAGATAGTAGCGGCGGCGCCGATATGAACCAACAAAGTATCACTCTTGCATACGAAGCAGTTATTTACACCAACGGAGTAATTGGTGAAAATAGTCAACCAATTGGGTTTACTGACGAAGCTACTAGATACGACAACGTCAAAAGTCCGTTAGGTTATGCTGATCAAAATATGATTAATACTGCATACGCTAACCCTGATCCTGCATTAATAGATGAAAGAAGAAATGTAGATAATTTTGTTGTTCCAAGAATGACTAATAGTTCAAATCAGTCGCCACTAAGTGGATTATTTGGCATATTTAATAATCCACAAGGCGGCCTCACAGGAACTGCAATACCAAAAATTGATTCTCAGAATATTATAAATTCTACAACTATACAAAATCGATCAACATCTAATAAAGCAGCAGATGCTATATCTAATGCATTTTCAAACAACGTTTCTGCATTAAAGAGTTTTGCAGCAAAGGCACTTAATGCAGGTGCAGGTAATGTTAATTACACTGCTTATAGTAATGCATCTCCAGCAGCTCAAGCGGAAATTGAACAGCAATTAGTATCAAACACAGCAACCAACGTAAAGCTGCAAAAATTTGCAAACGAAGCAATTGATGCCACGTAAAGGATAGATTATGGCTACTATTAAAACGGATTCTTCAACCTCAACTTTAGACAATGACGGTCTTACTAAAAAATTCTTTAATAACTATTATAATAAAGAAATATCATATCAAGCAAGTGAAGTTGATGCTGTTATTGGATATTTCCTTAAAAGAGGATTTGAACAAACTGCTGCCATAAACACTGCAAGTGTATTATTGCAACAAGCAACGGTGGATAATATAAAAGTATTTCAATTATTAGATACCTTAAAGGGAATTAATGATGTCCAATTAAGTAATGTTGTTGCACAAATACTTAATTTAAATAGATCTAAGACTAGTACTATAGGTTATAAAAATCCTTCTATTGTACAGTTATTTGATCAGAGAAATATTTTAGTTTAAGATGTCAAGGTTTGCCCAAGGTAAATTTAACCTAAAAAACCCAGCAAAATATGTAGGTAACAAAACACCTACATACCGTAGTGGTTGGGAATTTACTTTTATGAAATTTTGCGACGAACATGCAGCAATATCTCAGTGGGCAAGTGAAGCTGTACGTATTCCATATCGTAACCCGTTTACTGGAAAACAAACAATATATGTCCCTGATTTTTTTATTGTATATGCAGACCGTAACGGCGCCCAGCGTGTAGAACTTATTGAAGTTAAACCTAAGAATCAAGCTATGCGAGAAAACTTAGGAAAAAGCAAACACAATCAAGCACATTGGGTTATTAATCAAGCTAAGTGGGAAGCTGCAAGAGCATGGTGTAAACAAAAGGGAATACTATTCCGTATTGTTACTGAAGACGATATCTTCCATACTGGCCGAAAACGATAAATAATAGTAGCAGTTAACGGAAAGTTATAATGACTAAAAAATTAGAAGATCTACTCAATTTGCCTGATTCTAAAGAGATTATTAAGCAAGCAAAATCTCAAGAACAAGATCAAAAATCATACGAAATAGAAAAACAGCAAGAAACGTTTCGTGACATTGCAGAGTTTGATAAAATTGCCAGCGCATTGCCTGCTGTAAAAGGTTTGGGCGAGATGGCAGATAAAGAGCTTAATGAAATAGCCGATAAAGCAATGGCTGCATATGACGATTTAATGGATCTAGGTATGAATGTTGAAGCAAGGTACAGTAGTAGGGTATTTGAAGTTGCTGGTGGAATGCTCAAAACAAGTCTCGATGCTAAGGTTGCAAAGATGGACAAGAAGTTAAAGATGATCGAGTTGCAACTTAAAAAGCAAGCAATGGATCAAAAAGCAAGTCCAAATGGCGAAGATGGTATGATTAACGGTGAAGGCTACGTTGTTACTGATCGTAATAGTCTACTAGAACGCCTTAAAGGCATGGATAAAGATAAATAGTTTATAGGGGATTATAGAAAATGAGATCATTTCGAAGTATATTAACAGAAGCAAAAAAGACCTATAAATTTAAAATAGGTATTGCTGGCGAACTCCCTAAAGGGTTTGCTGATCGATTGGAAAGTGCATTACAAAAATTTGGTCTTGCTAATCTTAGTAATGGAAAGAAAACACCAATACAAGAACGTCCATTGGACTTTCCACAATTACAAAATATGGAAGTTACTTACTTTGAAGCAGAAGTAGAGTATCCGACCACAGTACAAGTATTGCACGAGTATTTAGGTAAAGCATGTACTGTTTCAGTAAGTCAAATAGTTGTTCGTAATCCAAACGAGCCAATAGAGTTATATCAAGATACAAAAGAAGATACAGTATATGAACCTATTTTAACTAAAGAAGACATGGGCGGCGTGTCTGCACAAGACAGCGTAGGCGAAAACAGAGTAATGGGATTGCTCAAAGAACTAGAAAAAGCTCGCAAAGAACGTGCAGCTACACAGGAGAACTAATATGAATATGAAAGATATGATTCAGCGTATGACTGATATCGAAAACAATAAAACAAAATTAAACGAAGACTGCGGTATGACAGAAATGCCAGCAATGGCAGCACCAACAAATCCAGGTACTCCTGTTAGTATGAACGTTAGTTTAAATGCTAGTGGCGCAGAGCACGTACAAGATTTAATTAGTATGATGAAAAATGCAGGCATGGGAGCAGCTGAACCAGTTAGTTCTAAAATGCTATCGCCACGCATGGATTTTGAACGCCTAGCAGGTATTGTTGGCGAGCCGGATATGGATATGGGTCCAGAGATGGAAGAGCTTGAAGACGAAATTGAAACCGAAGGCGGCGGCATAGACATGGATTGTTCAGTGTGCCGTGGTTCAGGCGAAGTAGCCGGTGAAACATGTGACCATTGCGGTGGATCAGGTGAGCACTCGGGAGAAGTTGAATCTGCAGATGGTGGCTTTGGTGATGCAACTACTGAGCCAGATGAAGCATATCAAGATACTGAGTATATGACTAAGGATCTTAGCGGCGGCCTTAATCGTGAAAAGAAAAGCTATAAAGTAGTAGCTGGCGGCGACAATCCGATGGCATACAAAATGGAAGTAGAGTCTATTAAAGCTGCACTACTAAAAGCACTGCAAGAAAAGAAGATGCCAATGGGTGCAGGTCCAGACGGTAAAAAAGGCACAGACGATGACAAGCCTGCTTTCTTAAATCAAAAGACTGGTGACAAGAAAAGCAAAGGTGGCAGCAAGCCTAAAAAAGGCCAAGTACCACCGCAGTTTGCTAAAAAGAAATAAAACTTACCACTCGAGATGGGAAGACTCAATAGGGCCCTAAGGGCCCTATTGTTTTAAGTAAATATACATATGGCAAAAGCACTAGACGGCGTATTAATTAAAAAAGCAAATCGCAAAGAGACTTTCTCTGAGGCACAGGTTGCTGACCTTTTAAAGTGTATGGATCCGGTAGACGGGTAT